CCCGTCACCGCCAATAGAACGATGTGCCTCATCCGAGATAATCAAGTCAAAGTCATTCGGGCTAAAATCACGATAACGACTACTCGCCAAAAGCGATTGAACTGTACTAATAACAATATCGGCAGTTTTCCAGTTATCTCTATCTTCTTTCCATACCTTAACCACGTAATCTTTACCGATGGACTGATTAAAAGACTTTTTAGCCTGATTTTCTAATTCAATGCGATCGACTAAAAAGAGAATTCTCTGAG